GTGAGGTCTGTTCTAACAAGTAAAGCCTCCAACTTTGTTCTCGCTTGAGAGAAGGCGTCACTCGTTGGCGGGACCGCCACGGGTTCTACTGCCGGCGATGGAGTTGGTTTATCCATCTCTAGTGCAATGAAGTCATCAAGTGAACCACCCATTGCAAGGTACTCGGTTACATCTTTGCCTTTTGGTGCGACCCAAATGTTTGCTACACAACCAGCCTTTGTCAACTCTGACAGTACGAGTTTTGCGTGAGCGATTCCTGGCTCGTCATTGTCTGCAATGATTTCTACTTCGGCTCCTGCAAGTGCTTCTGTATGAATGTCAAGCCACTTACCAGCCCCGCCTGGCATTGTCGTTGCGATGATTCCTATTTCAATGAGAGTGTCGGCATCTTTCTCTCCCTCGACAACCCAGATTGGATAACCACCTGCTACTCCCTGCTTCACTGCTGGAAGGTTGTAAAGAATCTTTGGTGTGTCGCCTAGCGCATAAACCCATCCGCCTTGACCATCAGGCTTGCGTTGACGAAATGTTTTCTTACCATCAGCGTCTATGTAACGAAGTTTTTGGAACAGTAACTCACCGCTCTCATCAATATAGTCGTATGTCTTGACCAAGTCAAGTTTTGCTTTAGTGTTATTTGTACGTTTTTGTGGAGGGAACAAAGCGGCAAGTGTTACGCCAGCAGATTCACAGATTTCTTTCGTGTTGCAGGGCGAGCCCCGATGACACGTAACAAGAATGTTCCCAGTCTTTGCGTCTTCTGAAATAGAAAGAGATGGATTGTCATCATCATTTCTGCATGGACAGCGTGCTTCCCAACCGTTCGGTGTATCCCTTACCCCATTGAGCCGAGAGAGAAACTCGTCAGTATGCAGATGCGTCATCGTCTAGCCGCTTGCTCCATAAGAAAGTCTCCACCGTTTGCATCACGCAATCCGACTCCTTTGAAAACAATACGCCCCTCACGCCCCAGATTCAATTTTCGGGACCAGCGAAGTTGCGCGCGTTCTTGCTCATCCAAACCTCCCCAAATACCCCAAGGCTCCCACTCAAGTGAGTATTCAAGACACTCTTGTCGGCAGACACATGTTTTGCAAATCGCTTTCGCCATCAAAGTATTTTTTCTAAGTTCTGCAACTTCTTCCCGTTTACCAGTTTTTTGTAGGGGGAACCACCATTCAGTATCTCCACCCTTGCAAGCCCCGTTCTCTGGCGAAAAAATACCTTGTTCCATTAGCGCTCCTTGTTGCTTGCAATTCTTCTCACATCTTTTTCTGTGAGGAATACTGTTGCGTATCGCACACGAAGATTACCACCGTCATCGACAGTTACAACATCTACTGAATCAATTGGTACACCAAATTTTGATGCGATAGTTGCTTGTGCTAAATAAATTTCTGTTTCTGCTGTTGCCATTTCATCATCTGTTACATCAGAGATTCTTGCTGGCGATGCGACTGATTTCATTTCAATAACACGTGAGTCAATTCTCAAACATGCAACACACGCAAGTTTGGGTGAGGCAGATGCTCTCGGTCGTGTTTCCATGTGACCACAAGAAAGTATGTGCATGTATTGGACATGACCCCAGTTACCTATGCGTCTAATTTCAAGTACGTCACGACGCGGGGCTTTGCGATGTTCTGTCGTCATGAGCCATACAATAACAAAACCCCACCTGGTAATCCAAGTGGGGCTTCATTAGTTAGCACTTGCAAGTGCTTGTTAACTAAAACGGTTCGTCTGCTGGAACTGTTTCTTTCGTGCGCTTTGGTCCTGACTTCGCTGAGTCTCCACCTTGCTGTGCCTTACGGCGTTCTACTGATTCAAGAGCACCAGTACGAATACCGATGTCCATTGCCTTCACTTCAACAGTTGAGCGCTTTGCACCCTCTTTGTCTTCCCATGAACGCTGGTCAAGAGTCCCGACCACAATCACTCCCATGCCCTTTTCAAGGACATTCGCTGAGTTCTCTGCTACATAACCCCAAGCAACGATGTTGAAGTATGCAGTCTTTTCGACCTTCTCACCTGCTTGATTGACGTAGTTGTCATTCACTGCTACCGAGAAAGTAAGTTGTGCCTTACCACCCGTTGTGAATTTCAATTCAGGGTCACTGGTTAGGTTCCCTACTAATGTTGTCGGCGTAATTGCCATGATTATGTCTCCGTGTTTCTTTTTGAATCCGACAGGTTGCAGACTACAGGCTTACATGGCATAATTCAAACATGCAAGATAAATTTGAAGTACGCCTAATGGCTATTGGACACATGGCACGGATGCTATTAGAGATGGCGCAGATTGACTTCGGGTCGCTCACGGAAGCACAGGAGGCTGAATTGCTTGAGGATTACGAGGATGTTGCCACCCATATCGTTGATTCAATGGGCTTTGAGCCGGGGCCATCAGAAGATGGGGTCAGTTTCAGTGCGCAATTCACCATTCAAGACCCTGAAAAATACATCAGAAAATTATTGGCTGAAGAGTCCTCCGCAAACCCTTGATACGCAAGGGCTACAGAAGCAACCCTCGTAAAACCCTTGCTGGGTAAGGGTTTCATCTAGGTAGGCAACCCGCCCCTTAGGGGGTAAAATGGTAGTAGTTCAGTTACCACTGACGACGACATAGGCAAGCGCTTGTTATCTGCTTGTTGACCTATCCGCCGAGCACAGGAGAAACCCTTGAAACACCCCGTACGCCTTTTGGCTATTTCCATATCTATTGTGTCCTTCATTGGACTAACGACGAAAGCCGAGGCTACGGATTCCCCTCCGACTACTTCAATACCGACAAGTCCCGCAAGCACGGTACAAACACTGGCGGTTCCCGAGATGCACCCAGAGTTGGTCACGCAACTAAAGTCAAAAAAGGGCGGTTCTATTAGGTTTTGGGAAGCAGTTTCATGGTGTGAGACAAACCACAACTGGAATAACGGTGGCTACTTTGCTGGTGGACTAGGAATGGCGCAATCAGTTTGGATTAATTACGGGGGAAAGCAATTTGCTTCTCGTTCATCTAGAGCCACAAAACAAGAACAGATTATTGTTGCTAACCGTGTTGCCTTCTTCGGTTTTCAAACTAAAAACACATTCATGAACCTTGATGACAAAGCAAACAACAAGCCTTTCTTTCGACCAGCAGTTGGCTGGAGAAGCATGAAGAACTGGGGTCGGGGCTGTGCCAACTGGAAGACACGCAAACCTGCACGAGATAGATACACCGAAGCAGGAATGGCTGAGTGGCTAAAGACCCGACCAGGATACAAGGCTCCTTCGGGCAAAGTTTCCTCTCAAAGTATCAGCAGTACGCAAGTAAAAAGTTGCCCTCAGTGGGAAGCAAAACTAAAAGCGCAAGGACTTGTTCCCGTAAAGAAGTTTTCGTACATCATGTGGCGAGAGTCCCGTTGTCAAGAAAAAGTTGTTTCTAAGCCGAACTCAAATGGAACGAGAGATTACGGATTGTTGCAAATCAATTCGTCATGGAGAACAGTGACTAGGCAAGTGTGCGGAGGCAAGAGTATGGATGTTCTTCTCAACTCCAAGTGCAACCTCAAGGTAGCCAAGTATCTTTTTGACAATGGCGGTATTGGTCATTGGAAAGCAACAAGCGGTAGCAAGTAATGTCTCGCAAGGAACTAATCAACAACTACGGGATTGAGATTCATCTCAACTGTTCTTGTGGTGAAGTTCCTTCGCACTTTATGGAAGGTCGCTCACCTCGTTGCCCTTCGTGCATGGAGATTACAAAAATCGTTGTAAAAAACCATGACGAACGCTACGGCTCACCAATTCAAAAGACCTACTAGTAAATGTAAGTTTCGGCGAGGCGGGGCTCCCCGCACGGCCATTCAGCAGTCTCGGTCATATTGCCCACTGCGTTGCACTTAGAGCATCTAGATAGAAACTCGGGTCGTGGTGTCTTGAACACAGCGAGCCATGTCGTTTCATCCATCGTGTTGACTTCTTGTTCCCAAGCATGACTCAAGATGTTTGTTGCACGTTCTCCTGGAGTCCCGTCAAACGGCATAACCCAGCCAGGGGCGTATTTAGGAAGGCGGATTGTCATCTGTGTTGTCGTCCCACTCAATAATTTCTGCGACTATTGCTTTTGTGTACTTCTTGCGTAGACGCCACAACTTCTCGTTGAACTGTTTGAACGCCTCTGTCTGTCTCGCTTTTTGTGCGATTTTTTCATCAAAGACTCCGTACTCCTTGAAAGCAACATTCTCCAAGTCCGGGGCCTCAAAGAGAATGTCAGAAATCCAGTCTGCCCTTTTGTCCATTGCCACCATCAACTCGGCGATTCCATCGTAACCGAACTCGTTGTACACCTTCTGTGTGACCATGTCGCAGTAGTTCTTGCGATAAAGAATGTCAGCCGTCCCTGATGCCATGAACTGAGTCAAGAACTCAGCCATTATCTCAGATGGTTCTTGGTCTTCGTTGTCTTCCATTGTGACCCCCAATGTACCACTTCTACTATTGTGACAGGAGGGTGTGTCAAGCCAGTGAAAGAACAAGTGATTGGGTCTCAGCCTTTTTGCGAGTAACCCACGAGTTGTAATCCATTGATGCGATTGCTCGCTCTTCCGGTTTGGCGTCCCGATAATGGTCTAGGTACTCACCGATTGCGTTGTAAACAGACCAGCCGTTGAATCCGTATCCACCAGCGTTCTTGTCGTTTACATAAAGTCCTCGTACAAGTAAATGGATGTCGTCAACATTTTTCTTTTGACGCTCTGTCTCATCTTTCCTGTGAGGGAACACTTCGGTAATAACTTTGTCCAACTTTACTGAGCCAGCCGGGACTGGGATGCGAAGCATTGTCTCAGCCATTGAAAGAAAACTAGTAGCCCAAGTTCCTGACATTGCGATGACTTGTGCCGCATCCTCAATTGCGCTATCCGCATTGCGAGTGTGTCGTGCTGTGAACACGGAGTTTGCGCTCTTGAGTCCCGCCATCACCGTGTTCTTACAGACGGCTCGGATTGATGTATTTGCGTATGTAATCGCTGTCTTGCCGTCATGTCCGTTACGAACAAGCAGGTAACGCTGAATCTTGTCGTTCACGCCAGTCGGGTCAATGAATAGGGCTCCGAGGTCAAGGCAGGCGAAGAACTCACGACCCTCGTTCAGGACACCACAGGTATCTACGATTGCGTCGCCCTTGGAGGCCCCGACAATGTCCAAAGCCCTGTCCAAGCAGTCCTTGTTTTGCTGAATAACGAATCGTGTTCCAACGGTTGATAAACCGTCAATGGTTCCGTCTGGATTTACCCGAACTGTTGCTCGGCTGTCAGAGATGAAAACGGGGCTTCCGTCGGGGTTTCGGAGAGGGTTGAGGTTGTCGTCTACTGCGATGACCTTTGTGAGTGCCACATCAAAGTCAGCCTGAGCCGCTGTGAGCATCGCTTCTGCGGTCTGTAGCCCAGCCATTGGCGTTCCTAGCCTGTGCCAAGGGACTTCCCTGTCAGCGTAAGCCATTCGTGCTCTGCCCATTGCGTCAATTTCTAATGCGTGTGCCATGCGACTAAACTTTCTAATTAGATTTACACAGAAAGCGTAGCATCTGAATCTCGGGGCCACAACCCCGTTGGGGGGGTGTGCTAGACCCAGATGTCCAAGTCGTCGTCGTCCAACTCGTTGCCCCTGTACACGCCCTTAGGGAGCCTTTCAGACAGTTCAGAGAGGCTCTTGGCGTGGTGTCCGTACTTGTCCCATACAACCTTTGCGCCGATTACTGTGAGGGAGAAGAAGGCTATCTTCATTAGGAGCCATGAGGCTATTGCTATTTCTTGGAATATGTTCATACTTCATTATGCCTTGTAGTGGTTTAGACAACAACCTATGTGACCAAAGTCACAAGTAAGAAAAGTAGTGAGAAAAGTTCACTCACGGAACCCAAATAATAAAAACGACGGGGCTAAGCCCCATCCAAAGTGTTACCCGAAAGTAGTACGGTGGCGGAAAGCGCCTGAACTACGGTCTGGTTTTCTTCTTCCGACGCCCCGCATACTCGGTGATGGGGTGCCACACACGCAAAGCGATAAAAGCAGAGAGCAGGACGACCACGAGCCAAGGGTCAATGTTGATACTTACGTCCATTTCTTTACCTTCTTCCGCACCTTGATTTTGTATCCATTGAAACGGAGCAGTTCAATAATGTGTTCTGGTATTCCGTCAGTAATCACTATCCCCTTTTGGTTCAGTGCTAGGCGGATGATGTCCTTCTTCTTGTTCATACTTCAGTATGCCGTGTAAGGGTCAAGACCACAACCTCACTCTGATGTTTCCTGTCCAACACCGAGCAGACGGAGTATCAACTGGCTTGCCCCCTCAGCGTCTTCGGCGGGGCTTCCATCAACAGCCTGATTTACGACATTCCTCTTGCGCTCAATAAGTGAGTAAATGTCCTCGTCTATCGTCCCATCACACAACAAATAAGTTGCCGTGACGGAAGACTTCTGCCCCAACCTATGACAGCGTGAATAAGTTTGGTCAATGTCAGCGGGTGTCCAAGGTAACTCCACGAACAAGACATCCTGTGCGACCTGAAGGTTGTGCCCCGTTTTCGCCGCTTGGATTGAGAGAACAATGACTGGGGCTTCTTCACATGGCAATGTCATAAACTTGTGCTTCTGCGCTTCTATCTCGTTGATGTCCATGCCACCTTGTATGCGTAAGTTCCCGAACGCAAGGGCGAGTTCATCCACTACATCTCTGTGGTGTGCGGCGATTACGACTTTGCGTCCCTCTGCGACGCGGGACTCCACCCACTCTTTGATTGCTGGCATTTTTGCTTTTGCTGACAAACGGCGTAGAACAGAGAGGCGAACCAAGTGCTGATTTGACTCTGCTTTTATTTTTGCTACGACCGCTGCAGAGTTAGGGTTTAGTCCAAGTTCTTTTGCTATATCTTTCGCTCGTTGCATCAAGTATTCAACGATGTCAGTTTCGGCTTTTCTGTATTCCTTCATACCGGCCGCAGTCCCGTCGACGAGCACAGGGTCGTGGACAACAGGTGGTAGGTCGGATAGAACTTGCTCTTTCGTACGCCGAATGTAACAAGTTGAGCGAAGTGTGTCATTCAGTTCATCAAGATTGCTATGACCATCAAGATGCCATTGTCCCCATTTGTCTTTGAAGGCCCCGCAGTAACGTCGGTAGAAACCCCACTCGCCTCCGAACTTATCTAACTTTCCAAGAATGTTTAGTTGGCTTGCGTACTCGGCTGGTCTGTTAGTTACTGGCGTTCCCGTCAAACACAGGATTATTCCGGATTTCGGGGCCGAACGTGCAATCTTCACTGCGCTCTTT